CCAAATAGCTTTTAGCTTTTGCAACTTCTTCTTTAAACGCAATTCTTTTTTTGCGTGCATCTCTATCCTCATCAATGTCTTCGTCAATAACGAAATCTTCTAAGAGCATATCAATGTCTTCACCTTCTAAATAAGGTTTTTCTTTTTTATAGTATTCTTTTAATAATGTAATATCATCTACCTGAGAATAATCAGCATTTAATCTTGTATAGTCCTCTATTGTCCCACCTGTTTCTTCCATAAATGAAACTAGCTTTTCAATATTTTCAGGTAAAGCTTTGCCAAGAATTTTTTCATCTTGTATTGCTTTTTCTACTTGTACCTCAGTAACTTTATCTTCAGTTACTTTTTTGATTGGAGAAAACCCTTCAGCATCCTCGTTGGACTCTTGTATAGATTCTCCCACCTCTGCGCTATCTCCGGATGTTTCATCCACAGATACTTTCTCTGTTTCTCCGATTTGAATGGCATCTTCTTCTTGTTTAGGTATTACTACTTTTGTAACATCTGGCGGCAGCTCAATTAAAGGTTCTTTAATGTTTACTTTTACCGGCTCGCTACTTGGTGTTGTTAATTTTTTAGGAGTTTTCTTTTTAATTTTAAACTCACCTTCCTGTTTAACAGGTTCATTTGTTTTTGTTTCTGACATAATATAATATAATTAAATAATTGTTTACTTTTTATACAAAAGCTTCCGTACCTTCTTCAGGTTGGCTTTCAAAGTTTATTGGCAAGCCATCGTTTTGTCTTTGACTTATAAGTTCACTTTGCTGTGTAGCTTCCATTTTGCTACGATTATCTTTACGATCTTCAATTGCACCTTCTTTTTGCTTAACGTTTTGAACATCCAGCTGCTTAAGTTGCATGTCGTATTGAAATTTAGTTTGCATTTTTTGTGCTTCTAATCGTGCTTCAATTTCCATACGTTGTATTTCCATTTGATTTTTTGATTGTTCAAATTGCACATTTGCACCCATTATAGCTTCTTGCTTTTGAACTTCAGCCATTGCTGTTTTTTCAGCGGTGCTTGCTTGCGACTCTCCTTGAGCAGCAATGTTAGCTTGTTGATTAGCTTGGTCTTGTTTAGCTTTAGCTTTACGTTTTATTTTAAGCATTTGATTAGCTAATTTAAGATTTTTAATTTGCCTTAAATCTATAGCGTCCTCTAAATCTAAACTCCCTTGCTGTAATGAAACTTGAATGTTATTTTCTAGTTGTGCAATTTCTTCATCATCTGGCTCTAGTTCTAAGAAAATACCAAAATCATGCAAGTTTAAATTAATTATTTCGTCTAATGCTTTTATATTAAACGTTGATATAGAATTTTGTAATGAGCTTTTAGTTAACGGGAACTCTAAAGCATCTGCTATTTTAAGAGCAATGTTTTCAGCTATTTTAAGAGTTATATATAAGCTAGACTGATTAATATGTCTAGTGGCTACATTAGACGCGTTAGCGGCCATCTTCTGCAAACCTACTAGCGAATTTTTATCCATTGATGTTCCGTCTCTTGCTTCATTAAGCCCGGTTACATCGCGAATCATTTGTAAATAATATTGATATGTTTGTATAAGAGCATTAATTTTAGCTTGACCGCTTGAACTATTAAGTTCTTGAATAGGTACTTTACCAGCATTCATATCGCCGTCTTGCGTAAGTGATCTACCAACTATCGAACCAGTTTGAAAATACATGTTTAATGCTTCTGCTGGATTATAGTTTGTTCCATTGCCTAAATCAACTTCTGCAAGTCCGTCCATATCTAAGTAAACACCGTCTGGCACCATGCGAGATAAAACTTGTTGAAGCTTTAAATGAGTTAATTGAATCATATCAGCAAATCCGATACACTTGCTTACAATAGATTCAATTCTTCCTTTATACATTCTAGGCGCACATATAGCATAATTCATTTCAACTTTAGTAGTATCTGCAATAGGCCTTGTCATATTTTTTGCTAGCTCCCACTTAAGCATATCATTATTACCTAATACTTTAGCTCCACTGTATAGTACCTCAATAGATCTTGATACTCTTTCAAAGTTATCATTTTTTGGTGGATTAAATGTGTCTGGCTTTTCTAAAGCTTTCATTAAACCCTGTGGAGTTTCTTTTATTTTAAATACTTGGTTATAATATGTTTTATAATCAAAATATAAAACCTGGACAGTATTATTATCATAATTACCCCAACCTGTTACATATTGATTATTACCTGGCATTTTTTGAATTCTTTCTAATTCTTTTTCTGAAATGTCTGGAAATTCTTTTTTAAGCTCAGGTATAGTTATAGATTTTACTTCACCTACATAATATATATCAGCAAAGTTTGGATCTTCAGTATATGAATAAACAACATAAGCAGGGTCTACATAATCAACTGTTACACCTTCTGCTGTATTAAATCCTGTTTTAGCAACTGCAATACCTAAAACAGTTAAATCCATATTTAATCTTTTTCTAGTAAGATCATATTTGTTTTGCGCTAACACAGAAGATATAGCTTCTTCTTCAGCTATTTCAATTGATTGCTTATAGCTTAATTGCATATGCAATTCTAATTCTTCTTTTGATTCCGGTATTACATCTATATTAGGAGTTTGATATAAATCAATTCCTAAAGTTTGTTTTAAGCTATTTAAGTATTCTTTAGCTACCATGTCCTCATATAGCATAGAAGCGTAATCGGTTCTTTTCTTTATTGACTGAGGGTCTTGCGCATATGCTTTAATATCATAAGACTTAGAAGAAATACCATTAACTACAATATCTACAAATTTAGAAAGTATTGGCACAGGTTTCCAATCTAAGTTTAAATAAGATAAATCGCCGTTAATTGATAACTCGTCTTTATACTTTTGTATAGATTGCTCTCCTCTAGCATATAATCTTAATTGGTGAAATTGATTCCAACTAGTTAAATATCTATTACCATTGGTACGCCCTTGCCCAAACCACTCGTATTCAATAGCCTGCCCAACTTGCGTTCCGTATTCCAAACTTGATTTTTCTTCGTCACTTACTACCTGACTGGGAAAAGCGCTGTTTGTATTAGTATATATACTCATTTAACTTATTATTTTTGATGTTGAACCTTTATTATCGTATTTTTTAATACCTAAATCCATAGGTGCAAGCTTCGGTCTTCTGTTGCTTGGTGCATATCT